ACATGCTGAGTGCCATCAGCCCCGACATTGGCCACGAGACGTGGATACGCTGCGGAATGGCCGCGCACCATGCGTCAGCTGGTGAGGCGTTGGAGCAATGGGACGAATGGAGCGCCAAGGGTGAAAAGTACCCCGGACGAGGGACTATCGAAAAGCGCTGGCATAGCTTCGGAAAGTCAACCAACCCCGTCACGCTGAGCACACTGGCGCACTATGCGGAAGAAGCCGGCTGGGTTGCGCCGGTTGAGTTTACCAGCGATCTTCACTTCGAGGTGCCAGAGGAAGCGACGCTAGATACCGAAGGCGTTGACTTGCTGCGTCCGCCGGGCTTTGTCGGGACGATAGCGGCGTGGATTAACGGTCGCAACCGCCACCCTCGCGAAACGCTATCTGTTGCTGCGGCGATTGCTACAATATCGAGCATCGCCGGCATGCGCTATATAGACCCCCTGGATGGCATAACGCCCAACGTCTTCCTGTTTGGCGTATCTGGATCTGCAACGGGCAAGGAATCGGTGCTAAAAAGCCATACCGAGCTGTTGCGCGTGGCCGGGCTATCGCCAGCGGTCCACGGTGGATTTAAATCGGAGCAGGAAATCTACCGCAACTTGATACGACACCAAGCGGCGCTATACGTGGTTGACGAATTAGGCGAGGTGTTATCTAAAATATCGAACGCCAGGAAACGCGGCGGCACGTCTCCTTACCTCGAAGGAATCATTGGCGCCCTGCTGTCCGTGTACTCCAAAGCCGACGGGCATGCTCTGATAACCGGCGACTTAAAGGCCGAGGTGTCCAAAGCGCTGTACGCCGATATCGCCGCCCTTGAGAAGCGCATGGACAAAGGAGAAAACGAAGGAGACGAGGAAAAGCTGGCGGACATGAAAAAGCGCGTGGCCAACATCGACCAGGGGCTGGAAAACCCCTATTTGTGCATATACGGGCTCACAACGCCAGAGCGTTTTGACGGCATTATGGATCCCGACATGGCGGCAAACGGATTTTTGGGGCGCTCGCTTATTTTCCGCGAGCTGGATGATAACCCGAAGGCCAAAAGCCGAAGTGAATACTCAAAAAAGCCAGTGCCTGACGCCATGGCCGCCACACTACAAAACCTGTACGCACCAGGACGAAGCGAAACGCCCGCGCGTGTGGAGCGCGTTGGCGAAATATCGGAAGTGCAGACAAGACCAGACGCCATTGCCCTGATGGATAAGGTTGGAGAGCACTTCTGGGAGCTGGCAGAGCGCGTAAAAGAAGCCAGCAACTTAACGCCGATACCACGGCGCGGCTATGAGCAAGTGGCCAAAGTAAGCATGCTGCTGGCTATCCCTAGCGGTGTGCGGACGGTGGAGCATGTGCGGTGGGCGCTGGCGTTGGTGAAGCGAGACGTAGACGAAAAGATAAAGCTGGCGCAAAGCAACAACGAAGACAGCAAGGAGGATGCACTTATCGGCAGAATACTGTCGCTGATGACGAAAGAGCACGGTGAGACGATTGGCCGCATCCGAAACAAGTGCCGTGCGTACCGCCCGGAGGACGTGGACAAGTGCGTCAAGCGCCTTGAGGAGGCCAGCATGCTGTCGAGCGAAGACATCAAGCCGGCACGGGGCAGACCATCAACAAAGTATTTTCTTGCTTAGCTATTGCATAGCATGATGTGCAGTAGCATACTGAATGTGCAGCAACGTGAAAGACACCATCCCAATGTGGAGAAAGAAAATGAGCATATTAGACAAAGCAGCCAGCCCAGCAGATCGAGCAGTCATCGCCACTATCACTGGCGAAAGCGGCGTGGGTAAAACTCGCCTTGCAGCAACCTTCCCGAAACCTGTTTTCATCCGTGCGGAAGACGGCATGCAGTCAATCCCAGCAGCGGAGCGCCCCGCCGCACTACCCATCATCGAGACGCCCAAAGAACTTTGGGATCAGCTTACTGCGCTTATCCAGGAAGAGCACAAATACCAAACGGTAGTTATCGATAGCGTAACTGCCCTTGAGCGCATGTTTATCCAGCACGTCGTCGATACCGACTCAAAGAAGCCGCAAAGCATAAATCAAGCGATAGGCGGGTATGGCGCGGGTATGCGAGCGGTGGGCGCCATGCATCAGCGAATCCGCAAAGCTGCGGGGCTGTTAAATAGCAGGGGCGTACATATCGTTTTCATCGCACACTCTGACACGACAACCGTGGATCTGCCAGACCAAGACAGCTATACGCGGTACGACCTACGACTCGGAAAGCACAGCGTCCCGTCCTACGTTGACGATGTAGACATGGTGGGCTACCTGAAGCTTGAAACCCACACGCTAGGCGATGGTGAGAGAAAGAAGGCAATCAGTGACGGCACACGGGTATTGGTGACATACACGGCAGCGTCGCAAGTCAGCAAAAACCGATACGGAATCACTGACGATATCGAGGTGACCGAGGGCGTTAACCCGCTGATTGGGCATATTTCAACTCTTGTCTGAGAAAAAACAAGCCCCGCCGGAGGCTTTCCGGCAACCATTTTTTGAATCATGAGGTAATCGATATGTCTTTTTGGGATATTGGCGGCGAGAAGCTAGAAAACGACGGAAACTTTGAAAATGACGGCGGCACGCTGGAGCCTATTCCAGACGGCACTCAAGTGCTGGCACTTATCGACGAAGCAAAGTGGGACGCGTTTGATTACGGCGATGACTACATAAGCCTGCGCTGGACAGTAATGGCGCCAGAGGAATACAAGAACCGCAAGATTTTCCAGAAACTATGGGTACTTGGTAACAATCCACGTCAAACAGACGAAACGAAGCGCGAAGCCCAGGGCGTTAAAGCCAAAAAGATGCTGGCAGCTATCGACCACAACGCTGGCGGAAAGCTGATGGCAAGTGGCGAGACGCCAACGGACGACAACATGGCACGCACGATTACCAACAAACCGATGGTGCTAAAGCTGCGTGTTTGGGAGATGGAAATTAACGGCGAGACGAAAAGCGGCAACTGGATCGCTGCGGTATCGCCGCGTAACAAGTCTCACGAGAAAAAGCAGGAGGCGCCGGCGGTTGTACCAGCTCCTGCACAGGCGAAGCCGGCATCGAAAAAAGCGCCCCCGTGGAAGCAAAGCCATCAGCCAGCGCCTGCTGACGACTTTCCCGACGACTTCGACGACTCTGAAATCCCCTTTTAGAAACAACCGGCCGCCTCCGGGCGGCCTTTAAAGCAACGCTCGATGAGGTGAGAAATGATTAAGCAAGGAACGAAAGCTTGGCTACAGCAGCGGGTCGGCAGGGTAACTGGCTCCAATGTGGGCGCAGTGCTGGGGGTTAATCCGTACAAAACGCCGGACGATGTTATCCGCCAAATGGTTCGGGACTACCACGGTGCCGATCCTGAGTTTAAGGGCAACGCCGCAACTTCCTGGGGCAGCTTCAGCGAAGAAGGAGCACAGGCCGAGTACACAATGGAGACGGGCAACGCAGTAGAGGAGTGCGGGTTCTTCGCATACGGGGGCTGGCTTGGCGCTAGCCCGGATGGGCTACTAGAAGACGGCGGCGTAATCGAGATCAAGGCACCGTATGGGCAACGAGACAAAAACCCGACGGCATTCAAGACGGCGGAAGAGCAGCCGCATTACTGGGCGCAAATGCAGATAGAAATGTATTGCACCAGTTCCACCTGGTGCCATTTCTACCAGTGGGCGCCTCACGGCAGCCTCTTGGAAACGGTGCATATCGATAACGCCTGGCTGCAGTGGGCGATACCCACCCTTAAAGAGTTCTATGAGCACTTCCTAGAGGAGATTGATAACCCCGACCACTTGGCGCCCAAGCGGCCAGAAATAAACACGCTGCATGCTGAGAAACTGGTATCTGAGTATAGCGAGCTCCAGGACGCTATTGAGCGCGCAGACGAGCGCCGAAAGGAAGTGCTGGCCGAAATTGTTAAGATGGCCAAGGGCGCTAACGCCCTTGTCTGTGGGCACAAGCTGACGAAGGTTGAGCGCAGGGGCTCCGTGTCATACGCCAAGGCCATCGCCAAATATGCGCCCGATGCAGATCTTGAGCCATTTAGGGGTAAAAGCTCAACAAACTGGAGGTTGAGCTAGACTAATGGTACAATGTTTTTGCAGATAGGGCGGCCACCCGAAAGCCAGTACGCTACTGGTTTCTGCAAACCCTCCTAGCGACCACTTAAGCGGAGTGCGTGTCATGAAATTACCGTTACCAAACATTAGGCGTGATGCAATAACCTTCCGGAGCTGGAAAGAGCCACATAAT